GTCAGTTTTCCGTCTCCACAAAATTCAGGTTTTGACATGGCCAGACCCAGAACCCCGACCAATGTGCTCGATGCGCGCGGCGCATTCCGGAAAAACCCGCAGCGCGAACGCGTTGACCCGCCAGCTGCTGGCAAACTTCGCCCGCCGCCCAAAGGTTCGCACTTCGAGGAAGAGCATCGGCAGGTTTGGAAAGAGCTGGTGAAGGCCGCACCCAAAGATGTGATCACGGAGTCGGATCGGTTCGCACTGGAGATATGCTGTTTGCTGATGGTTGAGTTCAGGCAAAACCCGCTGGAGTTCACCGCGGCAAAGTTGGTCAGACTGGAAACCTTGCTGGGGAAATTCGGGATGACGCCAGCTGACAGGGCCAAAGTTGCTGGTGGCAAAGCCAAGAAAGCGAACACCAACCCCTTTGCTGATTTGTAATGAAGGAGTTCGAGGCATACCCCAGCGTTCTGTTGGGCACGCAGTACGCCTCAGCAGTGGTTGCCGGCAAGATCATCGCGTGCAAATGGATCCGGCTGGCATGTAAGCGCCACCTGGACATGCTCAAAAAGAGCAAGCGCAAAGACTTAGCGTACAAGTTTGATCCGGGAAAGGCTGAGCGCGTCGCAAAGTTTATCCAGCTGCTGCCGCACACAAAGGGCAAGTGGGCCAGCAAACGTGAGCTAATCCAGCTGGCGCCCTGGCAACTGTTCGGTGTGTGCATACCATTTGGCTGGGTGCATAAGGTCACCGGGCTGCGTTTGTTTCGCAGGATCGTTGTCCTGGTTCCCAGGAAGAACGGCAAAAGTTTGATTGGCGCCGGTGTTGGCAATTACATGTTTGTGGCTGACGGCGAATTTGGTGCCGAGGTTTACTCCGGTGCCACCACAGAGAAGCAAGCCTGGGAAGTATTCAGGCCAGCCAAGCTGATGGTTGAGCGCACGCCAAAACTGCGTGATCACTTTGGTGTTGATGTTAACGCATCCAACATGATTCGCACCGAGGACATGAGCAGGTTTGAACCGCTGATCGGCAAGCCCGGTGACGGGTCCAGCCCGAGCTGTGTGATTGTTGACGAGTACCACGAGCACAGCGACAGCTCGTTATTCGACACAATGGAAACAGGCATGGGCGCCCGTGAGCAACCTATCAACCTGGTAATTAGCACCGCCGGCAGCAGCATCGGCGGGCCATGTTACCAGCTGGTGCGCGACTGTGAACAAATGCTGGACGGCACAAAGGATCTGCCAGACACCTGGGCAATGTTATTCACTCTGGATGAGGGTGATGACTGGACCAGTGAGCTGGCGCTGATCAAAGCCAATCCAAATTATGACGTGAGCATCAGTGCTGACTTCCTGCTGTCGCGCCAACGCGAGGCGATCCAGTCAGCGAGTAAGCAGGCAACCTTCAGGACCAAGCACCTCAACCAGTGGGTTGGTGCAAAAACGTCCTGGATGAACATGATCAAGTGGCAGCAACAGCCACCGCGCAAAAATTTGAAAGAGCTCGAGGGCCGGCCGTGTTTCATCGGCCTGGATCTGGCCAGCAAGATTGACGTGGCAGCCACGCTGCTGTTGTTCCCGCCTGTTGACGGTGACCCGCTTTGGCACGTGCATGGCCGTTACTACCTGCCTGAAGCCCGGGTGCTGGAGCAGATAGACAGCAACTCTTCCAGGTACATGGAGTTCCACGCGCTCGAGCTGCTGACTGTCACTGACGGTGAGGTGATCGACTTCGATGTAATCAAAGATGACCTGCGCGAATTCGCCGGCCGCTTTGATCTGACGATGGTTGGATACGACCCCTGGCAAGCAACGCAGCTGGCTTCTGAAATGGAATCAGAGGGCATGGTGATGGTGGAAGTTCGCCAGACTGTGCAGAACATGAGCGAACCGATGAAGGTGCTCGAATCCCTGGTGTTGCAGAAACTGCTGGCGCATGGGAACTGCCCGATCCTCACCTGGATGATCAGCAACGTGGTCGCCCAGCTGGACAAAAAAGACAACATTTACCCGACAAAAGAACGCCCAGAAAACAAGATCGATGGCGTGGTTGCCTTGATTATGGCCTTTGGCGTTTCAGCAACCACAGACGAATCAGAGCCGGCTTCCCCGTGGGAAGACGAGAACTTCAGCATTAACAGGAAATAAACAATGGCCTGGTGGAATTTGCGCAGCGGCAAGCCCGCACTTGCGGAAGAGCGTGCCAGCCTTGAAGACCCGAAGACCCCTATTTCATCACAGAGCATTGTTGAAGCGCTGGCCATTTCCGGCATCAGCGCAACAGGTGTGCGCGTCTCTCTGGAGAACGCGATGGGTGTGCCGGCTGTCTGGGCAGCCATTAACTTCATATCTGGCACACTGGCGGGTTTGCCACTGCACCTGTACGAAAACACTGACGATGGCGTCAAGAAATCCAGCGACCCGCTCAGCTCAATTTTGCACGATGCAGTCAACGATGAGTGCAGCTCATTTGATTGGCGCAAGTACTCCTTTGAAAGAACGCTCTCTGGTGGGCGCCAGATAACCTACATTGACCGCACGGCCACCGGAAAAATATCCGGTTTGATTCCGTTGGAGCCGGCCAAAGTCACCGTCAAGATGGTCGTCGGCAAAAAGAAATACACATATAAGCCGCGCACTGGCGCACCGACCACTTACAACGCGTCAGACATTATCGACATTCCGTTCATGTTGAAGTCTGACATGGTAACCGCGCTCAGTCCGATCATGCAGCACAAGGACACCATTGGCCTGGCAATCGCTGCCACCAATTACGGCAGCAGACTTTTCAACAACGGTGGCATACCACCATTTATTTTGATCGGTAACTTCCAGTCGGGTGGCGCCGCAAAGCGTGCATCGAATGATCTGGAAGAGGCTGTCATGCAGGCCGCCCGAGAGAATCGCCAAGCGCTGTCTATCNNTATCCCAAAAGATCACGACATCAAACCGCTCGGCATTAACCCGGAAGAGTCACAGCTGGTTGAGCTGAAAAAATTCATCATCCAGGAGGTCGCGCGGATCTACTCATTGCCGCCTAACTTTCTGCAGGATCTTTCAACCGGCACGTTCAGCAACGTCGAGCAACAAGACCTGCACCTGGTGAAGCACACCATCAAGCGCTGGGCTGAACAGGCTGAACAGGAATACAACCTGAAGCTGTTTGGCTTCGGTAACAAAAAGTACTTTGTGAAATACAACTTGGACGGCTTGATGCGCGGCGACCTGAAGTCGCGCATGGAAAGTTATGCCAAAGGCATCCAGAACGCGGTGCTTAAACCCAACGAAGCACGTGAGCTGGAAAACCGATCCGCAGCAGCGGGCGGCGATGTGCTGATGATTCAAGGCGCGACCGTACCGCTGGGCAGCCAGCCTGTCATGCCAACAAACCCCACAGGAGACAATGACGATGCCAGCAGCATTTGAACTTCGCGCCGGCCTACCGGTTGAGATCCGCGAATCTGAAACATTCATTCGTGTATCTGGGTATGCCGCTGTGTTCAATCAGTGGGCTGACATTGGCAGCTGGTTCATGGAGCGCATTGCGCCCGGCGCGTTTGCCAATTCAATCCGATCGGATGATTGCGTGTTTCTCATTAACCATGAGGGGTTGCCGATGGCCAGAACAAAGTCTGGCACGCTCAAACTGAGCGAGGATGAAAAAGGCCTGTTCATGGACACCGAACTGGATCCCGAAGATCCTGACGTGCGCCTGATCGTACCGAAAATGCGACGCGGTGATCTGGACAAAATGAGCTTCAGATTTACACCAGTGCGCCAGGAGTGGGACGAATCCGGAGACATACCAAAGCGCACGTTGCTTGAAGTGGGTGTCTCTGATGTATCCATCGTCACTTTCCCAGCTTATGACGGCACAGACATTGCGCTACGCAGCCTGGAACTTCATCGCAACAACAACCCGGAAGCACTCGCCGCACAGATCCGATCTGCGCGCATGCGTATGCGCCATTCACTTTCAATGACTTTAGCAAATACCAAGTAGCAGACCCGCTACCGGTTGCCCAGAACCTAGCCGGTGGGCGCGGCACCTCAAGAGGAATGTCATTATGACTCCAACAGAAATCCGTAAGAAGCGGGAACGCATGGCAGAACTTGCCACAGAGGCCCGTGCTCAACTTGATACAATCACCGACAAAACCGACGCAGCTGCTGCCCGGGAAATCGAACAGCGTTTCGATACGATCATGGCCGAACACGAC